GTACGCTGTATCCCGTAGAAAGATACCATTGTTTAAAACTGGAGTTGCCATTTATTTATTTGTTTTTATTTGTTTACTAATTTAAAAACCTCTGCTAAACATATTTTGTTTTTTCCGAGGAACTGTCTGTTTTTTTCTTGTTGTTCTTCTTGAACTTGTTGAAACATCTTTTTTAACTGTTGCTGAAGAACTTAATTTTCTTGCTTGTTCAGCTGTTTTTAATTGTCTTGCAGTTTTTCTTACAGCTTCATCAGCTCCAACAGATCTTACTTTAGTTTTGTAACCTTTTGGATCTGCTAATAACCATAATGCCTCTGCAATAAGATCATGTCTAGGTTCTACAAACTGGTACTTTTCTAATAAATGCCCTAATAAATTTGTAGGTTTCCCAGATATTGAAGGGTAATTAGGTTGAACTAAACCAGAAAATAAAAGACTTTGTGTCTTTTTATCTAATTTTAAATCATCTAATTGGCCTTGAGCAAGTGTATTATATACATTATCTTGATATGCTTTTGCTTGTTCAGCTTGTTGAGCTTTTTTCTGTTCTTGCTCTGCTAGTTGTTGTGCAACAATTGTTTCTTGCATTTTATCTAACTTTGGCTTAAACTGTTTAGCTTTTTTACCAAGCCTGTCAAGATCTGCCCAATCTTGTATTTCAGCTTCTATTTCTTCAGCTGTACCAAATCTTGTAGCATGAAGATATTGTCTTGCAATTTCAGCTTGATGATTTTCATCTTCAGGATTTAGATCCATAGTATCTTCTACTTGGGCTAAAGTTCTAAATAAACTTTTTAAATCCTGACCTCCATCTGCAACATACTTTGCTGCAACTTGAAGTTCTTCAGGTAAAGATTGAAAAAATTCTCTAGGAGTATCTTGTCTAATCTTTTCTTCCCTTTGCTGAAAATTTGTTTCAAATAACTCTCTGAAATCTTTAGCTGTATAATCTTCTAAATCCTTATCATCATCAAATGGTAATAAAGATCCTTCTTCTATCATTTTATTAGCTAATTCAACAAGACCGCTCTTATCTACTCTAGGTCTTCCTGATGCAGTTTCTCCATTTTCTTCTTGTTCTGAGATCATCTCATCCAATTCAGAAATAGTTTCTTCTGCAGTTTCAGTAGGTGTTACCTCTACTTCTTCTGAAGTTGTTTCAACAGGTTTGTCAATGAACGTTGTGTCTACTTCCTTTTCCTTTGAAAAGACTGTATTTTTTTCTTCTAAATCTTCTTCAGGTAGCATGACACTTTCTGCTCCTGGTTGTCCAAAGATTTCATCAATATTTATATCTACTTCCTCTACCGTTGTAGATTCTTGTATTTTAGACTCAGTATTTTGTACTTCGTCTGAAGTTGATTTTTCTTCACTCATTTTTGTTGGTTTTGTTTATATAATAATATACTAAAATAAATCTTAAAGATTTAAAATTATTTTAAAAATTTTAATTAATTTTTTGCACTATATAGCTAAGTAGCATCATTTTGATTTCTAACATCATATTTATTTTTATTTTCTCTAGCTATTTGTAGTTGTTTATCTGCTATTTCTTTTTGAGCTTGTATTTTTTCACGCTCAATTTGATTTTTAGCAGATTCATTATTCATTCTATTTACTTCCTTTTCTCTTTGCAAGTCTGTTTGTGTTTGATATTGTTCAGTATCTCTAATATCTTTCATAGCATCTTGGAAGTCAGATTGCATATTTTTATCAATATCTGCCATTGATCCATAACCTGCAGCTCTAATTTCAGCAACAAGAATATCCTTTCTTCTTTCTTTCTCAGCTTCTTGAGCTTCTGCATCCAATCTCATTTGCTCTTGTTCTTTCTGAGCCTGTAATTGTTGTTCTTGCATTTGCTGTTGTTGCTGTTGCTCTTGTTGTTTTTGTTGTTGTTGTTTTTGTTCAGATGTTTTTAAAACTGTATTTAGTCCAGCAATAGAATCTGATTGAATAATTTTACCTAAGTCATATATACTAGCACCTGTAGTATTATTCTGCATAGCCATTTGTTTTAATTGCTCTAATACAGCTCTATGGTTTGCAGTTGTAGTACAAAAGATATTGAGATCTCTCATCAAAAGATCTGTACCATTAATTTGAAAATTAACTTTTTCATCCAGTGATGTTATATAAGTCAATCTTGCAGATGGTTTAGTACTATGATAATATTGAGCTAGATCTGTTCTCATTTCATGTACTCTAGGCATTAGATAATCTGAGTGTTGTACAAAGTACATTTCTGTTTGGGCATATGATGCATTGGCCGCTTGTTCTACACCAGTAGCTGTCATTTGTGATAATTGCTGCCCCATTCTTTGTGGATTAACACCAATTACCTCATATGCTTGTTGTTTAAAATGATTAGCTAATTGAACTCTAGACATTAATCTATTAGTCTGATCTAAATCAAGTTTCTGAAAATGCTGGAAGTTTAATGCATTTTCTGTATTTGTAATAGTAGTATCTAGTGGTAGCATTTGGAAATCTTTCATAGCTACATAAGCTTTAGATAAATTACCTTTACCCCAGTCCTCACCTAATGAATGTTTAGGTAATGCATTTTGATCTAATAAAATTACAGTACCTAATTCATCTACTAAAATATCAGCTATTTGATTATTTACAATATTAAAACCTATTTGATATGGTTTCATTAAATCAATAAGAGCTGTTGATTTAGTATTTCTATCAGAAAATACAGCACCCTCTACAGGTAGTTTACAACCATATAAACTATTCTCACCTTTAAACTGAAATTTAAGAGGATTTAAACGATTAGTATTTATACCTAAATACATAGGTGCAAGTCCTCCTGGATTATTCATACCCCAATAGCTAGGAATATTTGGTCCTATTTTGATACCACCCCAAACCTCATTGATCCAGATCCAATCAATATGTTCTCCAAATAATAAATTTTCTTTATTCTTATTTTTAAATAACCTAGTATCATAAATAGGTTTATCTGTAATTTTGTAATCTTCTGTAACAATCTCGTTTAATATTTGACCATCTTCAGTTACTTTAACTAGATGACCTAGTTTTCTTTGTGACTTCCAGTAAGATTGTGTAACCCGTAATAAGTTTGCATCAGGTGAATCTAACATACTTTCACTTTCACCTATAATATCTGCAACTACATCACCTCCGTCATATAATCCTGAATCACCCATAAATGATGTATACTGACGCATGGCTAAAGATGGTCTATCTGTATTCCATTGATGTGATTTAGTAGCATCATAAAAAGAACCATCATTTTGCTGACCAGTAATAGTATAACCAGCAGATCTTACAGGATAAATTGATTCTAAAGATTCTAGCTGCTCTTCAGTCATTAAAAATCCAAATTTATCTATAACATCAGCTGCTGTATACATATCTGTTTTACCAACCCACTGACCATCTGAGATATATCTAGTATCAGGAGATTTATGGTAAAAAGTTAATGCAGGATTCCAGAGCTCTACATCATAATCATCTTCCATCATATGAAAATGCCAGAACTCTCTATCTGTAATTAACATATCACGAAAGCCTCTTTCTTCAAGCTCATCCATTCTAAATCTTTCAATATCTACTTTATGTTGATGTTCAGCCCACTGTTCCACCATAGATCTATAGTCTTTCTTAAAGAACTGTTCTATTTCAGGTAAGCTTTTGATATTATCTGAAGACATTTGTTGTTGTGCTTCTTGAGAGTTAGGATCTAATCCTTGAGCAACCATGGCGGCCATTATCTTAACTTGTGCATCTGCCATTAATGTTTTTTCTACCTCAGCTCTTTTCTGTTCAAGCATTTCATTATATGAAAATTCATCAACAGCTCTATAAGTTAATTTAGTAGATCTTTTTGCAAACTCTGCAACAAGTACATTTACAACATTAGGAATAATTGGATAAAATCTTAGCTCAAGAGCATTTGAAGTATCATCTAAAAGATTTTCTACAATATCTTTCATTTCATTATCATCTTCGATAATGTAATCTGTTCTATCAATAATACCTTTTGCTAGCTTATAATTTTTCATTAGCCTTCTTGAGTTTCGTCTTAATTGTTTAAGACCATTCCACTCAAGCCAGTCTAAATTCCAAGCAGCCCATTCTTGTGTTTTATCTTTTTTAGGTAGAAACTGAAGAGGTTGAGTTAAAGTACCCATCCTTTCTTGTTTAGCTTTAGCGCCTTTTTTTAATTGAAGTGCATTAAATACCTGCATAATTACTATTTAATATTTTTGAAAGCAGACCTTTTTACAGATGTACCATTAATTCTCTTTCTTTTCCTACCCATATGTCTAAACGGACTACTCTTTAATTTATACAAATTTTCTGACTTTTGCAACTTTTTAGCATCATCATCCATGATAGTTCTCTTTCTATAACCTCTATTAGATTCTTGAATTCTCATAAATGCTACAAGCGCTGCAAAAGACACGAGCCTATCCACATTGACCCCATCTGCATATTCTCTCATTTCTTTTATAAGCATGGGATCAGGAATTCTTTCTATCCCGTATGTTTTTCTAACTATAGTACCATCCTCTTTTGTTTCTACATCTATCTCTTCTTTTGTAAACTCAATAGTATACGACAACAAATGAGCCTTAAATAATGTACCAGTATTCTTCCAACCATATTCTTGGAATACATTAGCATTAGCACCAAGATCTTTTAAAAACATAATTTGACTTTTAGGTACAAGATACTTTTGCTTCTTTCTGTGAATCATATAATTTATAAATAATGATATGTTATTTTCTATAACTGTCCACGCATTATACCACTCAATTATATGTTCTAATCTTTCATGTGTTCTATTTATATCATCAAACCTTCCGCACCATGCAGCAACTATTTTAGCTGGTTCTATATAAGTTTGCGTTTCTATACCAGTAACTTTTGTTACCTCTACAGAATTTTTCATTACATAAATAGAACATAATGATTCTGAGGTTGTAGTTTTACCTTCTGAAACAGGGTCAATAGATGCATAGTAAGTACCAAAAGAAGGGTTGTCTACAGGTCTTTCCCAAACTACCAAAACACCTTCTTTATTTTCTGTTTTCTTTTTTATTGGAAAATCTTTTATAGGTTGTTTATTAGACCTTTTAGATTGCAGCTTACCATTTTCATCTTCATACAAATCTATAAACTCATAACCATATGTTTTATCTTCTATTCTTTGCTGTTGTGCAGCTAGCAGATGTGTAGGAAATACAGAAATAGATCTATGGTCAAATGCTTCTTTTATATTTCTTGGATGCTGAGATATTCTCAATTGATAATCTTCTGGAGCCAACTCTTTTTTCCAATCTATAAATTGTTGTTCTAAAGCTTTAAGCGCTTTTTCTACTTTAGAGTTGCCATACTGGTCTATATGTGGAGGCATAGACCATTGTTCAGGAATAAATAAACCTGACAAACCAGTAGTACCTTTATCATCTATTAAATCAGTTTCTACAGCATAAATATCTTTAGATGTAGGATTCTGAATCATATCTTTAAGCGGGTTACATTGTGACAAATCACCCACGGATCCTGCTGCTATAAATAATCCTGTAGTAGTAAGACCAGATCTCATTGCTGGTCTCATGTACTCATATGTCTTATCCATTTTAGGTGCAATACCTGCTTCCTCATGAAAGAAGTATTTAACAGGACCCCCTACACCATTTGTTGGATCTTTTTCAAATGACATTGCTTGTATAGTTCCTTTAAGTCCTACTTCAGTTTTTCTATTACCCTTTCTAACCTCAATCTTTTGTTGCCACATCATTATTTTGTTTGGGTTCATAGGTCTATACCATGCAGTATGTTCATTTAGAAATGCTGCATATTCATCTAAAAACTTCCAAGATCCTTTCTCATTGATATAATCTTTAAGACTAGCGCCTATTTTTAATGTCACCCCAGCTTCAAACCATTGCTGGTTAATAAGCTTTGCCATATGATAGTAAGATGATGCTATCTGACGTTTCTTTAGTATAGCAACATGTTTATAGTTTAACTCTGCTAGCATCTCATACAATGCCATATGATACTGAGCATCCCTAATATCAGCAAACCCAAATTGTTGTATTTCTTTATTAAAGATTGGTAGAAAGTTTAACCACATATAATAATCACGGGTTATATACCAGGTTCCTTTTTTAGATTTATATATTACACCCTTTCTACATTTCTTTTTTTCACCATCCCAGTATTTAATAAAATCTTTTGATTTAAATGCTGATGTGCAATAAACACCTGTATCTTTAAACTTAGTTGCTTGTGAATTAAATTGTAAACTAGTTTTATCAAAATTATACTGACCAGGTTCTTTAAATAAAACTCTTATATAATCTGCAAAGTCTTCTCTGCTATCAAAGTCTGTAGTAGTCCATACACCATTATCCCAAGTTGGGATATCCTCATATATTTCTGTATTATTGATCATATCCTAAACCATAACCACCTCTTACAGAAGATTGTTGTTCTTCTTGCAAGTCTTTGTATGCACCTTTAAATGAAGATCTAATCTGTTCAAATTTAGCAGCCGCATTTACCATAGAATTTATATTACCATCGCGGCCATGTTCTATTGGTGTAGTCTCCATATATCTCCCTAATCTATCTAACATAGCTGCAATACCTTTATATGCTCTGGATGTAGGTGTTTCATACATTCTCTGACAAAATTTTAAAGCAGCGTAAACATCATCATCTTCTGTAGAAAACTCAGCTCCAATCTCCTCTAATATTAAAGACTCTTTATCTATATCAGGTGTATGAAAAAAAGGATTAAGATCTGGACTTGGGCAAGTCATATAAAATAGATATTGATATATTTTTAAATAATCATCAGGAAACTTTTCCATTATATCTTTTAAAGATTTTAAAGTATAACAATGTTCAGTAGGAATTACAGTATCATTTTCAATATCAAATAGTCTAATTAACATTTTATTAGTTTTTTAAGTAGTGTAGTATTGCGTGCACTTCATCAATTAAATAATCTACAGGGAGTATGTTAACTTTTGATACAATAGGATCACCTGATGAATTAGTTTTTGTAATAGGATATCCATATTTATCTTCACCTTCTTTTTCAAACTCAACATGATATATAAATATATTTCCTGGCTTTAATTTAGGATTATGCTTTAATATAATATACATATAAATACTGAGCTGTAAACTATAATGGTTAAAGTTACAATCATCCAAGTTAGTAACTGGAGAACTCATTTTCTCACTTATACCTTCCCAGTTTTTATAAGATTCTTTTTTAATTTCTTTATTGGTCTTATAATCAATAATATGAACTTTATTATTTATAACTTCAACAAGATCTGCTTGACCACATATACCAGCAGACTTTAAATAAACCATATGTTCAGGGTAAATTCCTGGATCTAACTTTTGGGTTGAGGATAATTTTTTACCATCCTTTAATGGTTGAGGTGGTATTACAGGTATTACAACACCTTCTTTTTCCATAGAAGAAAGCGAACATAAATCAGCTTCTCTTTGATTATGATAAAATGTTCCTAAATCTGTAGCACGTTTAGATTCTTTATTCCAAATTTTAATAATCTCTTTTGGTTCTAAATTATACCATTTTGACTTTTTATTTTTACTAACCTTATTGGCAACTTTTTTTGCATCAAAAGGTTTCTTAAGTTTTGAAATCACTGTAGTTACACTAGTCCATTTTATATCTGACTTGTCTATACTATGGTAACTATGATCTTTTTCATTAAATAATAAATTCATAATTAATCTGTTAGTTGATCTAATATATCTTCTTCTGATTCTGTCATTAGTGCAGGCCATTCTCCTATTGGACATGCTGATGATAAAGCTCTTGTTTTAAATGCAAGTGAACATCCACAATTACCACAACAAGGTTGTGTACCAGGCATCTCACATTTTGTTCCTTTAAGATCTATTTCTATACACTCTTTGCATAAAGACATTCTTTTTAAGGCAACATCTTCTACAAACTCATCTCTAATTACTGCATTTTTAATACCTTCATAAATCTGTTTTCTGTTTTCCCATATTTTCTTTAAATTCATTTTTAATCTTTTTATAAGTTGTCTTTCTTTCTTCTTCTAAATTGTGTAGTTCCATTAATTTAATAAGTAGTTGTAATTTATCTTCTATAGTTTTTTTATTATAATAAGCTGAGAATGTAGAAGTATCATGATTTTTTAAAACTTTTTTATATTTATCAATAGATTTTCTTATATAATTAGCTTTTGAAACAAAATGACCTAAACCCTCTATATTTAATCTTGTATATTCTAGATTACTTAAAGCCGATCTACATTCTTTATAATAAAAATCTATAAGTGCTTCAATTAAATTAGAATCTTCTTTTAACTTATTACTAATCTCATCAATAAAAATCTTAACTTTTTTTGGATTCATAAGCAAGAAATTTATAATCTAATAATATAGTACCTTTAGTTTGAATATTTAATTTAGGGTTAAGTAATATTAATTTTTTATTATTTGGATCTTTAATTATAAGTTTATTTTTTTCAGATTTATTTAAGGAATTTCTAACAGATTGGGGTGATTTAAAGATGCTGTCCTCTGGTTCAGAGGACGCATCTGAGCAAAAATTACTAAGTTCAATTGGTTGATTAAAAGATAATAATGTTAAACATTCAAGATCAGCATTACTTAATATAATCTTATTAAGATAGCAGTGTGTTAATATTTGATACTTAACAATATCCCATTTATCAATCTTAACTTTTTTTTGAACTTGATTAACAACAGCCATTTTAGGTTCTTTTAAGTTTACTTCTTTTTAGTGGTTTTTTATCTTGAGTTGGTTTAGATTTTGGCTTATCTACATCCTCATCTGAACCTTCTGGTGGTTGCGTACTAGCCATTAGCATTTGCCATTGATATGCAAAGTTTGCTCTTTTAAATCTAGCCTCTTCCACATCAGTTAGAAGTTGTTCATATTTAAGTTGTGATTCTAAATAAGGAATAGAAGAATCATAAAATTCTTTCATTTCTTCTTTTCTTTGATCTAGCTCTTCAGCTGATAAATTTTCTGGATTTTCCATTGGTTTAAATTTTTATTTAATCAAATATACAAATAAAGTTTAAACTTCTGTAGTTTAAATAAAAAAACCTAGATAATTAAACCTAGGTTCTTTAATTCACACATTACAAAACAAAAAATTTATACTGTACCTTCAGCTTCTACTTGTTGTATCATTTGAAAGTGTATTTTAGCTATTCTATCTCTACCTTCTTCGGATAAAAGATACTTGTGACAGTTATCTGAATTAGTCATAAAAAAGTTTTCAGAAAGTATTGCAGGCATATTAGTATCCATTAGTACTGTAAATTTAGCCTCCTGATCTACATCACCATCTCTATATGTATCAGATCTCATATACTCTCCCTTAAACTCCCGTGCAGCTTTTTCAAATAGTATTGTTGCAATACCATCAGATTTAGTTGTACCTGGCGAAGTATACACACACCATCCATTTGCAGACTCTTCAGTATATCCATTTGCATGTACGCTCACATATATGCAAGGTTTTTCAGAAGACTTAGCTAATCTATTAGCTGTGTTTACTCTTTCTGATAAGCTAATATCATTTGGAGTATCTACTAGATTAATAGCATCTATACCATTAGCTTCACACTTTTTCATTAATCTATCTACTATGGCACGATTAAACTCACCTTCAAATAGCTGAGTACCATCTGGCCATACAGGAGATCTTTTACCAGGAGTTTGATATACACCATCCACTATACCACCATGACCATTATCAAGTATCCAAAGATACTTTGATCCTGCTTGATGTTGTGTAATAGACATATCAAACTCTGTTTTACAATGAGGACATGTTATAATTTTTTCCATAGCGCTCTAATTATAGCAGGCATTACAAAGAAAGCTGCAAAGTATAAGAATAAAAGTAGCGGAGTTACCCCATTTTATTTTTTGTTTCTAATTCGTGTTAATTTATCAATAGAAGTTAATCCTAGTGACCCAAATGCAAATAATGCTACAGCATCTACTAGATACTCAGCTGGTCTAATATCACCGTGAGTAAATGTATTTGCTACTAAAGAAGTTACTAGTGCTAATACACATAGCAATCCCCCTAATCTTTTAGATGAATAGTTTCCTGTTTCATCACTTAATAATTCTTTAAAAAACGTTTTCATAGTAATCTTTTTTTTAAAAATAAAAATAACCTGTAAGCTCCATAAAGCACTACAGCTATCATTAACCAGTTAAATATCTTTTTCCAAAGTGGAGTTTTTTCATAATACTTAATTGGTATTTTTCTTTCTACTATTTTTTCTACCGTGATAGTATCACACTCACCTCTTATATATACATTTTGTTTAATAGTATCATGAAATATTTTAACAGTAAGTCTTTCTTTCTGTAGAACTAGAGTATCTCTAGTTATTTGAGTAAAAAAGTGCTGACTAATAAGCGTATCATGTACCACTTTTGGTACTTCTACTTTGACTGTATCATGTATAGTTAAAGTATCTGTAGTAAGCAAATGAGGATGTTTATTTATTAACCTGGTAAACCTCCGTTGAGGAGTACAGGCAAATAAGCCTAATATTATTAATGCAGAAAAAATTCTTATCATTTACTTTTAATTCCGTGAATGGCTTCAATGATCTCTATTTTCATTTTAGCCATGTCTTCTCTAAGTTGAGAAATAGATTGTTCTTGCTTTTCGCGATTGGACTCAACTTTAGTTTTTAGATCATCAATTCTTTTATGGACTCTTTCAGTGATATCTTTCTTGATACTTTTCATTTCATCTAGATCTTTAGAAAGATTATCTAATGTTAGTTGTTGTATAGTCACCTTTCCTTTCAAAGTATGCCATACACCTAAAGCGCCTGTTAATGATACTAATAATGCTATAAAAGCATCAAAACCTATTTGTAAACCTGAAACATCCATTCTCTCTTGTAT